CTTCAGTATCTGAAAGATTTAGAATTTCTTGAGCACAAGCTACTCTTAATTGATCCTCAGGTTTCATTTCCAAATAACCAGGAATTAAGACTTCATAATTTTTAGTTTTCAATAAGTTGCGTTCTTCTTCACCTGGTGGTATTTCAACACCGATTCCTTGAGATTTTAGCAGTTTATTAAGAATCTGGGTTTTAGTTTGATATTGTGTACCATCCTTTTTACTTTGTTTATCCCATAGACTGTCTACTAAGGTTCGTGTCTGTTTAGGTATTACAGTTTCTAAGGGTTGATTCCTAAGAATAGATTTAGTTAATGTATCAAAATTATCTTGTGTAAAGAGACGGATATCTGACGTTTCCAATCCAATTTCATATAGAAAATTTTCAGTACCCTTGCTGTTGATTATGCTATTTATAACTGACGTCTTAGTTAGTGTATTAGGTTCATCATGGTAAGCTAACCATTTAACCTTACCACCTACAACTTTTCTTCTAAAAATACTTGAACCATGAGAAACTTTATCATCTGTAGGTTTCTCACCTATTAGTTCTCTTAAATCTCTTGATATGCTCTCTTGCTTTTGAACATCATTTAATTCAGGATCACTACCATGTTTTGTTATAAGATTATTAAACACTTGATCTGCATCCCTTAACATCTCTGCATAATCTGAGTCAGCTGGCAGTTCTCCCACCTCTTCTATACCAGTAATTCTACTTAATGCAGTTGTTAAATGTTCTTTTTTACCTTTTATATCCCAACCAACTCTATCAGCAAACTCATAACTCTCTATCATTCGGGCGTATTTCTCTTGTGTTTCTGGTTCTAGCATACCTACTATCCTTTTGAATTCTTTGACATTACCTTCTTCAGCTAGAGCTGTAAAAGCTGCAGAATTAAGTATAGCACCATCAGGACCTATACCCACATTACCAAGTATCTCAAGTTCCTGTAGATACTCATATGCTTTACCATTACCTCTACCTTGATACTTTGCTTTTTGTGTTTTCATCTGTTCTTTATCACGCAGATTAATATATCCTTCTTCGCCTGGTTTTTTAGAAATACCTGCATCTATTTCTGCTTTATCTCCACGATCAGTTGAGGTTTTTATCTTCTCTTTACCTGCGTTTCTTGTAGTCTCTGCTTCTGAGTGAACTTTTATTAGTGTATCTCTTAAATCAGTACCTTTGTACCTTGTTTCCCATGATTTTCTTGTATCTTTACTAATAAGATCCTCTAAACCCTTAGTACTTCTAGGGAATTCTTGACCAGGATATGCTGTTTGTAATATATCATCTATTTGATCAGTGGTTGTGATGATACCTGCTTCTGAAAGCCCCTGTACTGTTGCTATTAGCCCCTCTTTTTCAGTCATCGGGACTATACCAAACTGACCGTCAGAGTGTGATAGTTTATTTTGATGTAAGAAGCTAAGACGACTTAAAGCAAATTCCTTTTTATATTTATCACCACTCTTTAAAGCAGCATTATATCTATCTTGATTCCACTTTATATTTTTCTCATCTCGTATTTTAGTATCTACATTAGATCTATAAGTAAATTCATCATAAGCTTTACCTTTGACATACTTCATGAATTCATAACCTGCTTTAGAATTCCAAGGTATACCTGCTTCATTAAGAAGTTCAAGCCCTCGTATATTTATAATATCTTCGACATTTTCAGTAGTAACTGCAAACCTTTCTCCTACAGTTTTTATAGCATGTTGTTGTATCTGTTCCCACTCTTCTTTAAATTTAGCAATAATGCCTTCATTTCTTGTACTCCATTTCCTTTGATCAATATCTGAGAACCAAGCACCAATTTCATTTAATTCTTTTGCAGTTGACTTAGGATCAGCGTTAAACTTTTGCATAACCGTCTGCATTTCAGCAGCGTTAAGCTTATCTAGCATATCTGAGTTTTCAATATTCTCATGAAATGAACCGCTACTCTCATACTTATTAATACTATTTTGTGCTCTTTTTAAATCTATAGCACCATGTATATCCTGAGCAGCTTTAGCATATTGTTGAGCATAGGTAGAGGAGAAATTCAACCAGAACTTAGATTCGTTTAATGCATCTTTTTCTTGTTGTTTTAGTACTTCAATCTCCCTGTCTGCTCTGATCTCTGTATTCTTGAACTTAACATCATAGACATCATTTTCAAGCTTCTTAAGCTCTTTTCTGTTTTCGTTTTCCTTCCTCGACTTAAGCATATCGCTGTCGATAAACTCCTTACGAGTAGATTCAAATTCTTTGTTTTGCAGTTTCAGAGAATTGATGATAGTGTTTTGTTGTTCTCTGTAGGCTCGTAAGCCCATATCACCGAAGTCTGATTTGCGGAAACCTTTCCCTTGGGAATGTCTCTTATAATTTTTTGCCATAGTTAGTTGTTACTATCCCCAAATGTCTTTGATTGCTGTTCCTGCTGCCGCTGCTACACTTGGTATAGCTGCACCCCAGAATGCTTGTGAAGCTGTAGCACGAGATGTATAACCACCTAATATTGGTTCTGGTCCAATATCAAATGCTTTATCTAATGGTCTAGGATCTTGGAACTCAGCCATTGGTGTTTTGAATGGAACAATAGGCATTGGTAGTTCACCTGGATCTAGCATCTTCTGTGCGAATGCTGCTAAGTTAGCAGAGTATTGATCATTTTTTATTTCTTCTAACATTGCTCTGGTATTACGACCAGCACTTGCTATCCCTTCGTTTAAAGCAGCTACTTGCATACCGAAAGAAGCGAGAGCAGCTTGACTTGTCTTAGCTGCTGATCTTCCACTTGCTCCTGCTGCTCTAGTTTTACCTTCAGCTTGCATGTATTGAATCCGTTGCTCTTGAGCATCGAAAGCTGCTTCTGAATTTATTTCATCTAATTGTCTCCATTCACTATCTGCGGCTGTCTTAGCTGCTCTGTCATTAAAATCTATCTGTTCATCATATAATAGATTTGACTTTGCAAACTGCATGTTTAAGGAATTCTGTTCTCTATTCCTTATCTGCAGTTTCTGCATGTAAGATGCAGCATTAGTTGCATCTTTCCATGCTGCTATTCTTTTCTCATTCCTTGCCTTTATCTTATTTCCTTCTATTGCCCATTGACGGTCTGCATTGAGCTTATCCCATTGCATCCCATAGGCATCTTGGTCATACTTTAGCTGTGCTTTAGCCCGTTCTTTTTCTCTTTCGGCTGCTTTGTCAGCAGCTGATGCTCCTGAAAGTACACCCCATACACTACCTACTGCTGTAACAACAGCTGCTGTAGCCTTAGCTGCTCCAGCTGCTGTAATTGGATCTGACATATCTTAAAACCTCTTATAGAATCTTGGTGAATAATTACCTTCCCACATCATAGAGTTTAAAGACACAGGGAATGGTGAATCATTAAATATTCTCAATTGGAAGTTTGTTGCTTTTTGATGGATTGGTAATGAGAATACCGATTGGTCTGATAGTGCTATATCATTAGCTAGATAGGTATCAGCTATCTGTGTTGGGCTAAGATTGTACCATTCATCTAAGTAGATGACTATCTCATCTGCACTGTATATCCGAACTTTAACGTTCTGTGGTACAGCTGTAGGTACACCACTAGTATTAATAAATACAATAGTTTTGTCTTCAGCTACGCCTGATATCTTGTAATCAGTATTTAATGTTTGTGTTGTATAGACACCGCTGCCTGAACTTGTTTCTTTTTGAACAACTATTTTACTCATATCTATTCTATCAAAAGTCCAAGTAAAAGTATGTGCTCCACCAGACCCAGTATTGTTGAATACTTGTTGAGGTACTGAGGTAATGTTAATAGTTGTATCGTTTTGAAAAGTGAATGCTGTGATCTCGTTATTATTAACTCTAACTTTAATCTGATCTCTATCAATATAAGAGATCTCTTCTTCAACCCAGTTTAAATCACCTACAACAGCAGGGGGTAAAGGATCTAGGTCATAACCTGTATACCTTTTTTCACCTTGTCTGGTGCCTGTAGATTTAAGTTTAAAACCCATTACACCAGATAAACCTACAGCAAACTTCATTCTAGCTACTATTAAAGTAGCAGTGAAATCTGAAAGTTTCTGATCTGCATCAGTTCTAACGTATGTTTTAGGTAAAATGATATCTAAATTATATCTCCATCCAACAATTACATCACTAGCTACACTAGTTAAATTTTTAGCTGGTACTTTGAAATAAGTACCTACTCCATCAGTCTTTCTTTCAGGATTAATAGTAAAACCAGATTCAATAAACTGACCTGTAGCTGTAGTACCTTTAATAATAAGAACAGGATTTAAAGTTGCTTCATTTGTATATGGTATGTAAGCTTTTGTTCCATTGAATACATTAACTGTTGCAGCGGCATTACTACCTCCTCCTCCAGAGAATGTAGCAACAGCACCATTAGTATATCCACTACCTCCATTTGTTATTGTAAATTCTGTTATCTTACCACCTGATACAGTTACTGTAGCTGTAGCTCCTGACCCTGGTGTGCCTGGATTATTTCCAGTAGTACCTGCAATTGATACTGTAGGAGCTGATGAGTAACCAGTTCCTTCATTAGTAATTGTTAAGGATTCTACACTCTTATAAGCTACAGAACTAGCTGCAGCATAATTATCAATACAAGGATTAATTCTACTACCATCATTATTAACTATAATAGCGTCAGAAGGACTCTGACTTAAACTTGCTTTACTTAATGTAAACTGACTACCTTGTTTAGTAACAGCAAACATATCGTCTGAATCAACAGCTACTGTTTGAACTGTACCTGGTAGTTCCCAATTAAACCATGCTTCTACTAGATTCTTTTCACCATCACTATATGTACGGTAAAAATAAACCTTTCTATCAGATTGACTAGACAATACCAAGAATTGATTTTGTGGGCTAGCAATAAACGTATCTATTGTAGCTGGAATCCACTCATTTACAACTCTTCCAACGTCTAATACTTGTGGGTTCTCGTCTTGGCCACGTGTGACCATGCCGAATATCCTAGTGTAAGCTGGAGTTTTACTTATGAAATTAATATTAGTTCCCATATCAACTGGATCTACATCTGTATCCATCTCATAGTTAGAAATAGTTCTGATATTAGATGTTGTTGGTGTCAAGACTCCATCAGCAGCATTCATGAGAAATTGTTGATTCTTACTAAATAGGATTAAACCCTGTGTAGTAGGTATCACACCATGTAATGCGGCAGGTCGGATTGACGAACAGCTTATATCTACTGGATCAGCATCTGTAACTGTTTGAGCAGATGTATGATATAGATTGTAGAAATCTTGTGATTGACTCATAGATACGTTATCTTTAGATAAGAATCCGAGTCTGTTGTTATGGAAAAATGCTTGTTGTATTTTAGACCCTACAAAGCTAGGGTGTGAGTTAGTTAAATCATCTCCTACTGATCTAGGTTTCCAGACTATTTTTCTGAATTCAAACTCATCAGTATCTGTATTAACTAATTCATGTGGCATAGTTGTATCAGTTAAACCTGTAGATTTTGTAGGGTCTATTGTTTCTTCCCAATAACCTCTACCAGAAGTTCCATCTTCTGCTACAAATTTAGCAAAGTATGTATCAGCAGCTACAGCAGTATTTATTATCTTAACTACTCTACCATTCTTAGATTGAAATGGTAACTGAGATACATTATCAACTTGATCTTGAAGTACATTTAATTTACTATTAGCTGAACCACCAGAACAAGTAATTTTAAAAGCAGTATCTGTACTACTTACTGTTCTCTTTAATTCTAAAGAGGTAGAGTATTTAGTTACAGTTAATCCTGTTATACTTAAACCATCTATACGAGTTTTTAATTCAGTTAGTAGTCCGTCATATGTTTGTGTAGTTGGTGAATCATATTCTGTAATACTACCAGAATTACTACCATCAGAATCACTAATAGTAACATTAAATTTTCCAACTGGAGTATCACTTAGTACTAATGTAGCTTCGGATTTAGAAATGATACTAGGAGCAGCTATAGTAGTAACTGTATGTAAGTTATTAGTTATTATAGATGTATCTTGTACTGTCAATACATCATAGTTTGTACGTGCTCCTGTAAGGTACGCCTGTGCTCCTGTACCGTAGTTAACAGTACATGCTGCACCAGATGTACCATTCCATATATCTATGTCTCCTGTACTGCCTCCTAGAGCTGGTTTAATACATCCTATATATTTCTCATCATTATCTCTATGTATATAGAACCACTTAGCATTATCGTAAGTAGTTCCTGTGCCTAGATTAGTTATCCATTTGAATCCTGGTCTTTTAGTTAGACCAAAAGTAGGATCAGGATAACCATTTAAACACTCCCTTACTTGGTTCGGTAACTTCTTATCATCGGATTGTTTAGATACACCTCCTAAATAGTTACTCACTCTTTGAGTAATAGCTGCCATTATCTTCTTAATGCTTGGAATGGTTGATAGCTTTGATAGTAATTCGTTTGACCTTGGGGATGACCAAAGAATGTAAACTGACCTTGTTGTGTTTCATACTCTAGAGCTAGTGCCCTTAAGTATGTTTCTTGTTGTTGAAGCATTTGATATTGTGTAGAATCTCCAACTATTCTTTGAGATACTAAAGTAGCAGCTCTAGCTGTTATGAAGTCTTGTATTGGTTGAGGTAAATCTACCCAATCAAATTCATATACAACATCACACTCTATAGTTTCGTCCCATTCATTAGTATGATGTGCTCTGTCATATAGTTTACCTTTCCTACGGACAGCATCATACTCCATATTATTTGCATTCTCTGTTAACTTTATTTGAATGATATCGTTTGTTATATTTATATGTTTACTATCGTCAGGAGGGAATTCAACATGATACTCCTTATTAAAAGTCCAGCCTTCAGCTTGAACTTCTCTTGATACCTGTAGCAACGTATCGTATGCAATCGCAACGTCTGGGTTGGTTGTGTCCAACGTGGTTACAGGAGCCTGACCACATGACGACAGGATTTGATTTATAGCGGGTAATTCTTTTGTAGCGTTAGTGGTAGGAA